TGTTCATGAATAGCATCTTTTATTCTTTGATTCATATCTTGTTGATATTTTGTTTCTACTGATAATACATGAAATTTTACACACGATTCGTGATGAAGTTTAAGAATTTTTAATGAAATAAAACATTTACTACATCCATCACAACTATACTTTGTAGTTATTTGTATTCCTCTTTGTTCTAAACATTTTTTATTTGTATTTATATGTGTTCGTAATACAATTTTATTTACAAACGTATTATTACAATATTCACATACTTCTCGTTCTGTCATTTATTATTTATTTTATTTTTAAATAATATTAAAATTTTCTAATATATATTAATATTTTCTAATATATATTAGAATTTTCTAATATATATTAATATTTTCTAATATATATTAGAATTTTCTAATATTCTATTTTATGAAATAAAAATGAAAAAAATGCAGTTGACCTGTTATGCCTTAAAATATTTTAATTTATATCTATCTCTAAAATATTTTATGAACAAATAAAAAGTCTCAACACACACACCCAAAGTGTGGGAAAGACTACCAATTTCCCATAAAATAATACGAATTATTGAAATATTAAAAAAAATCTAATAATATTAAAATAATTTTAATAATATTAAAAAAAATCTAATATTATTAAAAAAATTTTAATATTATTAAAAAAATTTTAATATTATTAGAATTATTCTAATATTCAATTCTAGTTTATATAAACTAGTTTATCGACAAAAGTCTCAATGCACAATGCGTAGAGAGGACTATTTCCCATCAAATAGTATTATACCGTATGCCAATTAAAATTTTTGGGCATTAGCATATGATCGATCCTTTGGTTCGCAATGTTTAATTCGTTTTGGTCTTTTTCCTCGTTCTCTCGTAAGAAATCGTAAAGGTTATCCATTGATTCGCAAATAAAGGAAAAGAGGGATGACTTATAGCTAATGGTCCATGTAGTAGAATAGGTAATATGATCCACCAGTTCATTTGCATTATTCCATAAGAAAGAATAATTATCGCATAAATTCCGAGCTGGATCTATCGCATAGAGAGGAGGGAAATAGGCTTCTGTCGTTAACAATATACCTATATATGGATTAGCATCATTTCTAGTTTTTAGTTAAAGTTGAGAGTAATAGTTAATCTTATCCAAATAATGTTTTTTAGAAAGGTGCATAATAGGAGTGTTTTCATAAAAATAATCGATAAAAGGTTGATGCTGTAAAATCGTGGAATAGCGCTCGGCTTCTTTCTGTAATTTTTGGTGTAGAATAGTTAATACTTCACGATGAGTTTGTTCCAAGATAAAAGAAACTTCAAGATTCATTATTTAATACTTGTTTACATCTTTTTATATAAGTAAAAAGATACCTCTATTTATAGAGCCCTAACAAATAAGTAATCGTATTACGTTCACGTTGATGTACAAATGGATGTTGATGTAACTCTTCAATAAAATGAACAGGTCTAAATAATAGAGGTTTAGATACAATTTTTATATCTATATGACATACCATTTTAGCATAAAAAGATATCATATAATCATCTTGATAAAATATTTCAGGACATGCCTTAGCACTTTTATCTAAAAAATCAATATAGTCTGATACGTTTACTTTTTCAAAAAAACATGGTGGTAGTAAATATGTATCTGCTCCTTGTATATGTTGTATACGAGGCAAACGTTCACCTTTTACTGCATAATGTGTAAGAATGGTAGATGGCAATGATTTTATATCATTCATATATGATTTCACAGTATCTTCGTGATAAAATAAATCGTCATCACAAATAATGATGTACATGGGACGTTTGTTTGCATATGTCAATGCGCCAATAATTTTATCATTTGGACCATATTTCTCCTCTCCTTCCAAGACTTGAATACTAATTCGATCTGATAATTTTTTATAAATAGTTAACATGGAAGTATCTAGTTTTCCAAAGTGTCGATAGGTTTCTCTTACACTTATTACAATTTGATCGACTCGAACCGATTGCATTAACCATGATTGAATTGTATGTTGTAGAAAAGCAATACGCGGAGGTATAGTTTTGAAATGAACCACAATAAATGGCAAGGCCATCTTTACTATACATACATCTTTTTATACCAATAAAAAGATGTCAAGAAGACTAATCCAATAATGTAATACGCGCTTGAAACAAGCTTTCAATCTGTTCATTGACTTTTTTCCATGTTTCACGTGTCTTGTAAAATTGTTTAAACAGATCTTTCTGCTCGTATACCGTTGCCAATACCTCATCAATCGGATTAATCATCAATCGAATATAATACAAGTAGTCCAAGCGCAACGACTCTGCATGTTCCTTGAAATAGTCGGTATCTTCGAGTTTCTCAAACATCTTTGCTTTTATTCCACCGTTTTGTGTAATAATATATCCGAGACGCTCTCCAGCATCCACACGATTACCTCGTTCGCGCATGCGTTCTGCAAGCTGTACTTGAGCAGGTAATGCCAAGTTGACATATTCCTTGAAAATCACATATTCAAGATGGTTTTTGGTAACTTGGTCACTGACGTCCTCTTTTTGGATAAACATGGTTAGGATGTGTCGAAGTGTGTCTAGATTGACCTCGCTATGATAAATACCTAATTCTTCTAACCGCTTTTTGCATTTCTTATCGTCATCGCTCAACGGTCGAATCTTGTAATCTTCGATTGCACCGATACTTTTGGTCACCACCAAATCTTTGATAGTCACGTGATTCGTACAAATCTGTTTGACATCTTCGTACAGCTTCATCAACACCACATCAAGATTTTCACGATAAAACGATTTTAGAATCAGTGAAGCATAGGTATCGCGAATGTATTTCGAATTGTCGCGTCGACTTAGCAATACACCTCGTTTGGTAATCTTGTCTTCAATGTTCCCCTTTGTGTCGCATTGTAACGCCATGTATCGCTTTTTGGTCAGGATAAGGTACCTCCAGTAAATATGCTCTTCGTACGCAAATTTCATCGGTTTGGGAAACAAGGAAGACAATTCGGTTTCTACCTGGCGACAAAACATGTCTAAATCGTGTGCTTTTTGTGTCTCTAAATATTGTGGGAAATTGATATAACAACTGTCCGTGTTTTTCAAAATCAATTGACCAACACCTCCCATAAATCGCCCCGATTCTGTCTCAATATCATACACATAGTCATTTTCGGTAGTCGGCGATAAAGAAATAATATTTTTCACACCCTTTCCCAACTCATTGTCTACAATAGATAAGGTATAATCATCCAAACGATTTACAATTCTTACAACATATCCCTGTGATTGTAATAATGTATACATTCCTTGTGCTGCCATTTTTCCTCGTACATTAATATTATCATCCACATGAAAACATCCAGATAAGAAACTCTTTTTTATTTCGTCAGACGCATTCAATATAAAATAAGGGATCTTTTTATGAATACGATTGTAAAACAACAGTTTCCATTTAAATACCAAATAGGTTTGGTGTTCACCAGATGCAAACAGTTTGTTACCTTTTATTTTCCACTGGACAAGCGGTTCATATTGTGAAAGAATTCGCTGACAAATATAAAGTTTTTGAGTATCTTTACAAGTAATACTATAGGTTTGACCAGAAAGATCTCCATACATAAAAAACATACTCCATACATAAGATAAGGTTGGATTTAATCCGTTTGCAAGATTACGAAGATATTCTTTTCTATCAAATGTTGTATCACCTAAGCATGTTTTACATATATCATCTCTTAACTCAAACAATAATTTATAGTTTCCACATGTATTGCATTTTTCTACTTTGCCTTCAATCATGGCGTCTTTAATCTCCACCTCTAAAAAGTCTACGATTGGCGGAAAACTATGATAAAGCTCTGTACCAATAGAAAGTTCACCTGGTTTAATAATCTGTTGATGGATATCGAGTAAACTATGGTCTTCCGTCACATCAACACATCCAGTGTGTGTTGCTACACGATACATCTTTTTGAGTGTTTTATGACGAATCACGCGACACACACGGGACCATCCTTCTTTACCAGTCCATACTTCCAAGATATTCATTAAACGAAAGGAGCCACTCGATACAAATGGAAGCGTTTGTTCTTTTTCACGTCGATTTGAATCAGCAGCTTTGAATGCATCATATGGTTTCCACACTTCGCCCATTTCGTCTATCCGTAAAATGTCGATAGTCTTGTCTTCATAACGAACGAGAATAGGTGTATCTCCAGACACGCTATCTCCGTAGATCAAATTGGCACCATACTGATCGACCAGAAACGTGGATGCCTTTTCAATCGATTTTCGTCCCATTGCGGTTGTCGAAATGGCCCCTGGTAGAAAGGGAAGATAACCAACTCTTGTTCCCATTGATCCATACATTGAATTTGCGGATACTTTATAAGACAATTGACGCTTGTCCAGCACGGTAATAAGACGCTTCTTGTCTTCCAAAGATGCAGCATCACTTGATGCAGCCTCGACCTCCTTGGTCATCTGTTTCATTTCGCCGTTGGTCTTTTTACGCGCATCCAGCAAGTTGCGCAACAATGTCGGAATGATTCCAGGCGGTTCTTTCATGAACCGATGACGCTGGTGCGCGCATACAATATCTTTTTCTTTAATTTTGGTTTTTCGCACTGCCGTATCGTGAGCACACCCAATGTGGTCATAAAAATCAACTACATGACATACTTCATCCGGAATACTTTCATCGGTGACATAGGTACTATAATCGATATTGTACGCAATGATCGTACTAGGATACAAACTACTGAAATCAAACGAGACGACCATGTCATACAACCCAGGTTTAGGATCAAACACATATGCACCTGTGAACCGACAACTCTCGTCGGTGACAAACGAGTCTTTGTCAATCACGATATTATCCGCCAAGCATTTCTTGTACACCTGCGAAAAAATCTTGATCTGCTGCCCCTGTGTAAACAACGTAAAGATTGGCGTATTGCACGTATTGCTCATTTCACACAGCCCGATCCAAATCTGGAGTTTTTCAAAGAGTTTGAGCACGAGTAAACTGTCAACAACGCAGTACTTTCCTACGATAGCAAGACTATCGCTCGTAAACATACGATAACATTTGAAAATGCCTTTTACGGTTAATGGATCTTTGGTTACGCCCAAAAAGTTGTCCGATACCGTTTTTAATTTATAATTTTCGAGTTTGTAATCACGCTGAATAATGGGCAACATATCGACCCACATGCGACCATGTGCATCGAGGTACATGAAATTCTGGTTCTTAAACGCCGAACTGCTCCATTTGATTTCTTTCTTTTTGCAATACATTCCGCGAATACAGGACATCCCACAAAACGCTTTCTCAATGTTGCATACTTTGGACCGTTCGTACATGTATGGTAAATCGAATGAAAAGATATTGTAACCGACAATCACCTGTGGATTTTTCTCCAGAATCAAATCTTTGAACCCTTCCAGCAATGCTCCCTCTGTTTCAAACATCAACACGTCGGTATCATCTCCAAGAATGGTGGTATTGATTGAAATAATCTCGCCTGTTTTGTTTCGACAAAGCGTCAAAAGATACTTTTCAAACGTAGATTCGGGCTGCCCATTTCGACCAAACACACAAGAGATCTGAAACACCTTGTCACCAGGCTCACCAAATCGCGGCGAGATGTTTGGGTTGGTCGAATTGACTTCAATATCAAAACTGAGAATATAAGGACATGCTACCATATCTTTGACAACCGGTGTGAATGTCTGCCAATTGGCAACAAACTCGTGATTACAAAAACTTTCCTTGTCATCTTCATTAATAATCGGAGGTGCACGAAAGGTAAACCAGCTTGCCGGTTTAATGTCACGCGCACACATGAATTGCAAGACAGGATTGGCATCGGATTCATGGGTACTCATTTTAATTTTCCCAATACCCCCGATAAATACTTCGTTTTTTAGTTTATAGACCAAGGTACGCACATCGGTAGATGTTTTCATGTGACACTTTATAAATGGATACGTTTTGTCGACATATTGACCATCAGACGTTTTTACCTTTTTGGCAAAGTATAGTTTTTTCTTCTTCATTCCTTCGGCTTGCAAGATGCCGCCACGCGTAATTTCTTTGAGTTTGACCACGACTTGATTCATCGATACGGAATTCCATGGTAGATTGTCAGGAAGTTCGACATATACGTAGGGGCGAAACCCGTCCACTGCGACATACATACTTTCGTTTTTATCATTCAGTCCGAAAATTCGGATACGAGAGATACCATCTTCTTCTATATAATTCCACGAATAAGGAAAGATATTCATACGTGTTGTATGTTTCTTTCTTTTTATAAAATTGTGTTTACTTAAACTCAATTTTCATTATGGTTTGCACTGCTTGTATCAACACGTTGGATGTTGTAACAATGCAGCAGGTGCTTCGATTCGTTTGGTATCATCAAAGTCTTTGGCGGGATGAAAAGGCCCTTTTACAATAATCGGTTTTTCAAGATCAATACGAAGGTAGTGTGATTGATAGATACGTCCTTCGGTTTTCCATGATGGCCCAAACAAACGTGACAAGTATTCTTTGGCATGGTTTGGAATAATGATGGAGGACGCTCCAAAAGGTGCATACCGAAGCGGATACATTTCATCAATAAAGAGGTAATCGCGTGGCCACAAGTCGCGTGCCCATTTATGGGTGTATACAACCTTGTTTGGATCATCTCGGTCGCGTGTGACAGAAAAAATGTCCACAAACGGAAACCCATAGTTTTTACGAAACTCCTTTGCATTGGATGGATATACCTTGATCAATTGAAGTCGACTCTCTTTGACTACCGTGTACCCCTTCTTTGCAAATTGTTCTACGATCTCCGGTGAAAGGATGCGCAGCCAATCTTTTTTCCATACTTTGAGGTCCACGTCGTCATCCCATGGAATGATGCCTTTGTTTCGCATGACACCCAATAATGTTCCAGCCTCCGTCCAGTACTGAATGTTGTTTTTGACCAAGATGTTGTTGACTACCGTGGCAACCTTGTAAAGCTTTTTGTAAAAAGACGGTTCCAAATAAAAATCCTTTTTTTTGTATTCAGTCATTATTTATTCTCATAAAAACAAATATTTTACGGCAGCGCAATAGGTCTTGTATAAAATTGATTATTTTATATGAAAAATGACATAAATAATAAATTATCACATGAGTCCAATTGATCCGTATTTTGAAGTTATTTTGGCCAATGGCGATCTATTCAAGTTTGGAAATGCACACAACAATATTGAACCTCGTATGACAGACAATGATCAGTTTGTCTATACCTATACCGATCTGTTTCATACCAAGCGATATGAAGTTGTTTTAGCCAATAATACGATTGGTGATGCGCTTCGAAGTATGACGAGTTGGGATAGTGATCAAAACATCTCGTTTCGCTGGTATGTAGACCCCGCTGTTCAAATGAATAATTGGACAGTTGAAATGCTCTTGGAAACTATTATTGGGCATCATCCACCTCTTCGTATCCAGGTTTCATAAGACAAATAAAATTGCAAGGCACAAATAGCCTTTCAATTTAATAAAGCTTTGTTACAAAAAAGACACCTTATATAAATGAAAGGTGTTGGTTCCGTGAAACGTTCCAAGAGACGTTCCGTCTCTAAAAAAAACGAGATGCGTATACCAAAAACAATTCATCAAATTTGGATTGGTCCAAATGATGTTCCAGAATTACAACAGTTGTACATGAATACATGCAATCATATTGATGGATGGAACTATCGGCTATGGACAAACGATGACATCACACCTGAGCAATTTCCCAAAACGTATGACTACATTCAAAAGGTGATTGCAGCTGGTAAGAAAATGAATGCGCCTAATACCAAATACGCGCAGATATCCGACTTGATGCGTCTCGAAATTCTATACCATTATGGAGGTGTCTACCTCGATACGACCATCGAATGTGTAAAAATCGATAAATTAGAAAAAATGATTGGCAATAATACGTTTGTGGTATCTAATGAAGACACATGTGAGTTTGATTGTCTTGGTAGAGATGATAAGAGATACATTAGTAATAGTTTTATTGCATCCATTCCACGAAATCCAATCTTGCGACATCTACTAATGAAAAAGAATTTGAATAAAATGGATTTTATGGAAAAGCGTGTCAATATGGTGTCAGGACCATACTATCTTGGCGAACAACTTTATATGCTGCGAAAAGACTACGATATCACGATGCTTCCATCACCGTGGGTCTATCCACATGGCGAAAAAAATGATTATCGTTCTCGTGCCAAACCAGACAAGTGTTTATCTAAAAAAAAGACCGAGCGAACCACGCGTCAAATGAAAAAAGGTGACCAAACGGTTTTTGTTGAATATCCGTGTAGATCGTTTCCACGCAGTTATCTCATCAAGCATTTTGATGCAGGTGGAAGTTGGATTCCTCTGAAATTCTAGGTGGCCAGGAATACCAAAATTGTGCTCCCCTTCTTGGATCCGTTTTGCAGCCGTGAAAATTGAATCTTTATTTATAGATTTTAGTCTAAATAAAGATGGCTGATGAAGATGCCTTCAAACTAGAGTTGCCCGTAGGTATGGACTATACGGGAATTCGAGGAGATTCTTTTAAAAGTATGTGGAAAAGACTTTTACAAGAAAGCAACTTGGCAGAAAAAATGGTAGATCGTTTAGTATCTCCTGTAGCCATGTCGTATGTAATGACAGCATGTACTCATTATTCCTATGATTCTGAAAACAATTATGAGTTTTTCAAAAGTTTAGGTATTGTATCATTTCATAAAATTTTAATATGGTATTTATCAAAAAAGTTCCCAGAAATGGGAGATACCTTGGAAGGAAAAGATACACTTACAAAATTGAGAAACAATATGATGGGCGAGTTGTGTCTTGTTCAAATTGCAAAGAGTTTCAACCTATGGGAATATATTTCAGTTGTACGACCAGTTCCTGCTCATGCTGAAAACGAAATTTTACACGATGTTATGGTATCCTTATTTGCAATCATCGAAATGATCATCAATAAAGAAACACAATCAGGACTTGTGGAAACTGGATTCACTATTTCAAACAAAGTAGCTTGTCATTTGTTGGATAGTATCCATGTAGATACAGTAAATCTGCAAGATCCCAAAACCAGATTAAAAGAAGTATTTGATCCATATAAAAAAATGATTGATATTTTGTATGAATCGACTGAAGATGATGGTATCTTTACGGTTACAGTATATAAAGTGGATCATTCGATAAAAGAACGTGAAGCACTTGGTAGCGGTCAAGCACGAAAAACAATTATTGCTGAAAAAATTGCTGCAAAAGAAGCGTTGGAAACACTAGGTATAAGTTTACAGCCAGAAAAAAAAGATAAAAAGAAAAAATTGATAGTATCCGGACCTATTTATAGTGCACCACGTGATTCATCTTTTAAAACATTTGTGGAAACAATATTGAAGCGCGTTTCTTTTTTAGAAGATGTTTCCTTGACACCAGATGATATGAAATTGTTTGCAAACGCATGTACAAATCCAAGTGCAAATGAGAAACACAATTATGAATTTTTAGAAACACTTGGAGATACTACTGTAAATAAATCATCCTTGTGGTATATTTCAAATCGATTTATGCAAATCAATACACCTGAATGCAAAGATATTTTGACAAAATTAAAAATTACCTTTATCAATACAAATAGTCTTGCAGAACTTGCAGAAAAACTATCTCTAGATAAATTTGTTTCATGTGCTCAAGGAATCCTTTCAAAACCTGAATTAAAAATAAAAGTGTTGGAAGATGTAGTAGAAGCATTTTTTGCAGCTATTGAGATTGTTATTGATAAAAAATATAGAGATGGTGTTGGATATATTGCTTGTTACTACTTGTTTTCACAATTAATGGATAGTGAAGATATAAGGATTGATTATACAAAAATTGCTGGGCCAATTACTATTTTAAAAGAGATATTTGATCATTATCAATCACGTCATATTGGATCACATAATTATTATTTGGATAATGTTCGAGGTATTACAAAATTAAATCATATTTTTCCAGGTCAAGGTGATACAGAAAAAGAATCCATACAACATGCATATGAAGCTGCAGTGACTTTTTTTGATCATATGCGAATTCCGGAAAACATTCGAAAACGTTATAAATATTTTCCAAAACATGAAAAGGGTGTAAAGTATAGTGGTGTTTTTTCTTATTGTATAGTAGAAGCAGCTACAAAGAAAGAAGCTGCTCAAGCTGGTATTGATTATTTTAAATCATTAAACATTTACAAACAAATACCAAAACAATATATTAAATTCTGTGTATAAATAGTGGTATGCGAGTTTTCAATGAATCTGCGCGCGACAAATAGGGCATGTTTGTGCCAGATTTGTTTGGAGCCAACGTTTTATACACGGTTCATGAAAATAGTGTTGACAAGCTGTTTCTGCTATAATAGAATCCTTTTCATATGCATCAAAACAAATAGAACAAGTTTCATGTTGCAATTGAGATATATTAGATATACATACTCTTTTATAGTGATAGTTAGAAGCGAGCTCACGTTCACGAAGATGTTCTCGATTCCATACATGTTCCCATTCTTCTTCAACTGAGCCATATTGTTCTTGGATACGATCTGTCACACGCTGTTCAATTTGAGTGGTTAAATCTCGTAACGATTGTTGAACAACAGATGATACAATCGACAAAATACCTTGCATGGGTGTTTGTTCTCTATGTGAATAATTAGATTGTTGAACAGCACTTGAAATAGCAGAAAGTACATTATAAAATCTTGATCGTGTTGATGAAGGTTGTGGTTGTGCTTGAGAAACTATATAATTAGAATAATGTGAATCATAATTTGTATTCCATATATTATTCCACATTTTTATACTTCTTTTATTCTATAAAATAGAATAAAATGAAAAGGCTTGTTACAGGCCACTGATTAATTTTCAATGATAATTTCACTATCACTGCTCGCGTCCGATCGCTTGCTTACCTCGGATCGCTTGCTGACGTCCGATCGCTTGCT